ATTGCAAATAATCAGCAATGAGGGCTTGACAGCCTCGATACGACTCCTGTAAGCTTCTCCTCGCTGGCACGGTTCGCTAGCCACTCTGACAGAAGGCACATCATGACCAACATCATCACCGTCACCGTCAAAGAAGCGGCTCTGCTCAACGACATCATCACCAGCGAATATCAGGACGGTGACGTGGTCGGCCACGACATCTGGTTTGACTACATTGTCGATTCCCAAGCGAAGGGCGGCGTGTATGCGTCACTGCTTGCCAAGGGGTTGGTCACGTCGAGCCTGTCTACCCGGAAGACGTGCGGCATCACCGAGTCCACGATTGCCATTACGCAGCAGGGGTTCGACGCCGTCGCGGCGACCGAGACGCCAGCCACCATCGCCCTGCGCGTGGCGCATGTGGGCTGCACCGACGCACGCGTGGCCTTGCGCGCCGCAGAAGAGGCGTTCGACGCCGCACGGTGCCGGCTGTCTGACGACGAGCCGTTCGCGCAATACGACCGATTCGGAGTCGTGCGCGAGGCGTTGACACGACTGGAATCAGCGATGGCCGTTGAAGAGGCTGCACATCATGCCTATCAGCAGGCGTCTGCTGCCGTGTTCGCTGAACTGACGCGCTAGTCACCGCAAGGCCGGGACAGCCACCGGCCTTCTCGTTCACCCGCCACACCCGTTTTCGGAGACAGACACATGGCATTCAAACTCACCAAGCAGGAACAGACGCAGCGGGACGCGCACGTCGAGCAGTTGCGTGCGGCACAGGCCTGCGTCGAGGACGCACGCGCCGTCGCTGATGACGCCATCATGCACGCCATCAACGTCTACAACGACACCGTCCGTGTCTACAATATGGCGCTGACCGACGCCGAAGGGTTTACGGACGACCTGTTGTCGCGGTTGGAAGAAGAACTGGACACCCGCAGCGACACATGGCGCGACAGCGAGAAGGGGTCTGACGCGCAGACGTTCCTCGCGGAATGGCAGGCGCTGGATTTTCTTGAGATCGATGAACAGGCAGACCTGACACTTGACGCGGAGACGCCTGAGCACGCCGACACGCTCGAATCAGCCCCCCTCGAAGTAGACGCGTAACCACACCGCAAGGCTGGGACATCCACCAGCCCTTCTTCGTCCTGACACAGGGAGACGCACAACATGACCGTCCTTGACACGCTCGCGGCCCTCTACGCGACGGACCCACTCGTCGTGGCCGGCGGACTGGCTTCGCTCCTCGTCTTCGCCTACGGGCTGCTGCGGGCCACGCGCTTGCGACTGGTGGTGCGTCGATGACCCGCACGATCCCTGAGGTGCAGGAGTGGGCCGTCCGGGTATTGGCGAGTGCTATTTACTATGCCTCATGCACCTACCTATCCCGTGACAGCGCCGACTTCGACGCGATGACGCCGGCAGACCGCTATCCGTTCATCGTGCAGGCGCAGACGCTGCTGGCGGGGCAGGTATGACCACGCCGCTGCTGCCACGCTGGCCGCACGTGCCCGACTTGCGACACGGAGGCCGACCGCCTGCGCGGCACCCGGACGAAGCCACGCGCAGTTGGTGGCTCGACCCCGGCACCCGCGAGGAGTTCGCCGCCGCCGCTGACCGCGAGCGGGGCCGCATCCTGCGCTCGAAGGTTGCGACCATGACACTGGCGAGCAATGTCATTGTTGGGTGGAACGCGTCAGGCCGGAAACCGTAGCCATGAAGCGCAGCAAGGCACTGAATGCCATTTGCCGCGCATTAGAGGCCGCTGGTGCCACCGTGTGGCCGTCAGGGGACGGTCACCCACCCCACCTGCTGGTAGCCCACAACGGGCAGCTCTACGGCGGGAACGTGGGACGCGAGGATACCGGGGGCTGGCCGACGTGGCACAGCCCCGAGGACGCCCTCAGGGCGATTGGAGTGAGTGTATGAGTGTGCGACGAGATGCAAAGATGGCCGCGCTGTGCATGGAACGAGACGACGCGCTACGCGAGATCGACACCTTGTTTGAGTTGATAGACTCAGCCGGTGACACGCTTGAGGACGCAGACGCACGGCTGACGATTTGCCGAATTGAACGGGACGCCGCCCGACAAGAAGCCCGGCTGTTGCGCGAGGCGCTCATGGCATGGCCTCACCGAGGACACCCGGTCGATGCGACACGTACCGATGCCATCACTGACAAGGAAGGCACAGATGACTGAGACCCCGACCGACGTAACCGCCAGCCTCGCCCGCCCGATGCGCGTGGCCCTCGCCGCGTACTACGAGGCGAAACGCGCCCTCGCACAGACCAAAGCCGACGAGATGGCCGTCGTGGGGCGCACGGTGCGCCTGCTGACCGATGCCGAAGTCCTCGACGCGTATGAGCAGATGCTGGGTCGGCGTTAGTCCGAAGCGCGGTGTATGACAAGGCCCTGTCATGCACCGTGCTTCGGCTTTACCCGGCCACCCGATACTGCCGCTCTGACCGCCCCCACTGCGTCTGCATCTTCACCTGCCGAGACTCGCACACCCCATCCATCAACGCTTGACGAATATGGACGCGGACACCTTGAGGGGTCATGCTGGCGGTGTCTGCCAGTTGACTCACAGACTGCCACCGCTCTGTAAAGGACGCCCGGACACACGCCCGGTTGGTTTCCGCCAGCAGCGCCCGGCCAGAGACGGACGTGGGCTTCTGCCGGGGGTCCGTCCGGATGAAGACCGGTGGCCCGAGCTTCGGTTGCGGGTCATCACGCCATGACGCCCCATTCCACACCGTCTCGTAGTCAGGGGTCGGCGCGTGTGGGCGTGTCTGCGTCGTCGCGTGTGCGGCTCGCGAGCACAGACGGCACAGGTTGCCCTTGTCCTGCGCCCATTTGTCGGGGTGGTTCCGGCAGGGTTGCGTGATCATGGCGTGTCCTGCTTCGGCATGGCACTCGGCATCGACCGGTAGCCAATGCCGAAGCCCATGGCGTAGCCCGACTTGTGCCCAGTCTGGTAGATCTGCTGCTCTCGGTGCGTCAGCCCCCCGAACTCTTCAGCAAGGTGCGCGGTCCGAATCGCCAGCCCGGCTCGACGCCTCCGCTCGGCATTGACCGGCTGGGGTTTGCCCCGAAGTCTGGCCGACTGCGCGATGGCGCGGCAGGGGATGCCGCACATGCGCGAGGGACGGCGGCGGTGCATCGTGATGAACATGGTGCCGCATTGTTCGCAGCGGCGGGGCGGGTTGAGCTTTTTCATGATGACTTCCTCGATGTGTACACACCGGTCAGAGTTGGCTGCGGCGGAAGGACTCGAACCTTCATCTGTGGCTTCAAAGGCCACGGTCCTAACCGTTGAACGACACCACATCGACGTGATTATTTTCGCAGTGTATCGAGCTGCTTTTCGAGTGCCGTCACCCGGTCGGCCAAGCGACACGCGAGGGCTTTATAATGGGTCCAGTTGTAAAGCTGGGTGTCGCCCGCCAGACCTTCTGTGTCCACCAACTCCAGCCAATCCCGCATGGCGGTAGGGTCGTCAATGACGAGACGTTTTGCCATAGGGACCTGTGCTAGGATCAAAAACGCGAGAACAGGACGTCACATCCTGCTCTCGCAGCCACTACAGCAGGAAGCACTGCGGTACTGACGGGGAGTCCCCATCATACCTTGGAAGTCTTCCTAAAAACGTGACCACGCTGCTAACTGCCGCAATTTAGTAAGCCTCACGAGGCAACTATTGTCAGTTGAGCCTCTGGGACGCAGCCCAGCGCACGGCGTCTGCGGGACACGCACCGGAACGGACTTGCAAGCGGGCACTGAGTCTCCTCTCAACCCGCGCTCGTTGCCTCCCACGTCTGACGACGTGCCGAGTGAGTCCGCGCACGCAGCTACCGCAGAACCTGTGGGCCGTCAGGCTTTCACACAGGGGGGCAAGGGCTGCGACGGGACGACTGACACCCTTGCGGGGGTAGCAGACGGCTTGGCTCCCCGCAGTAATAGGGAGGCAAGAGATAGAGGAGGTGTGTCTCCGACGCTGGTGGTAGACTCAGAGGATGCAGACACTGACACGACCCGATGCCGGCGGGTACTACTGGTCACCCGCGCAAGTCATCTTTCTCAGGAGAAAGCTGTTGCAGGAAGATTGCCGGACCTTCTGCCGGCACTTCTGTTTAGAAGACGGCAAAGAACTGCGCCCACGCACCGTGGAAAGCTGGGAGCAAGGGCTGAGACGCCCGTCCTACTTTGTGCGTCAGCAGATGTCGTCGGCGTTCCGCGAACTCACGAGAAGACATCCACATGTGAAGGCGCTGTTGCCGGCCAACCCTGAATGAGGGCTTGACAGCCGCACAGCGGTGGTAGTAACCTCTCTTTCAGCACGTCGCAACGAGGAGGATCTTGATACCTCACAACTCGGACCACGCGACGTGCCTCTCCATTGTTCCTTTGCAGGAACCACACCGGAAGGTAGGACGAGATGACGCCCGAAGAACTCGCCAAGCTGACGCCCGAAGAACTCGCTGACGTTCACCGCAAGCTGCTGCTCGATAGCATTACCCACGCCCTCGACGCCATCAAGCTGGTGGACAGTGTCTCGGAAGGCATGGCCCCCGCAGACGTGAAAGCCGCCATCGCCACGGTCATGCTGCGTTCCGGGTTGGTGCCGACAACCGCCCTCTCGCGAGCGTGGCTCCGCAACGCCGTCGCGCCCACGGTGACGCATTGACTTTTGACGACTGGAAGACGACCGAACCAGATGACCACCCGCGTGGTGAACGTGATCACCGCGAGGATGACCGCGATACCCGCGAGGAAGACGACGACGATGACCATGACGACGACGACGAGATTGACCGCGCCGCACAGTATGGCTGGGGGGTCTGAAAAATAATGATACTGCGTGTGCGGCTCCCCGGGGCGCTATACAGGCTGGTTCTCGACGTGTGCCAAGGCAACAACGGATTGTTGAACGCGGCCATCGTGCAGTTACTGGGCACCGACGACTGGTTGGAACAGACCGTCGACAACATCATCGCTGAGAAGAATGAACTCGATACCCGCAGAGCGGAGGCAGAATGACCGACATCACCTATGCGACACTCGCCAGCATCGACGTGAACGCCCACACAGAGAGGAAGAACGGGCTGACCTACCTGTCATGGGTTTGGGCGGTTGACCAACTGCTGCGCGTAGACCCGAACGCGACGTGGGACTACCAGACATGGAACGGACTGCCGGTGTGCTACTTGCCCGACGCGACCGCGATGGTGTGCTGCACGGTGACGGTTGGAGGACGCAGCAAAACCACTTGGTTGCCGGTGATGGACCACCGCAACAAAGCCATCCCGAATCCAGACAGCTTTTCCGTGAATTCCGCGCTCCAGCGCGCACTAGTGAAGGCCATTGCGCTGTGCGGATTAGGACTCTCCGTATACGCTGGTCTTGACTCTCCGATGGAAGACGACGCCGCTGCCGCTGCCGCGCAAGATGCCTACACCGCGTGGCTCGACAGTCTCAAGCCCATTGCCGACACGGGCAACTTTCAGGCACTGGTTGCGGCGATTAAGCTCCAGCCGAACTACGCCACGCTGCTGCGAAGCAAGGACATGGCGACGTGGACCGCGCTGAAGGCCCGTCAAGAGGCTGCGATGGCCCCTGCGAAGGCGCTGGTGGACACGATGGAGGCCGCAGGTATCCTCGTGGAGGCGGTGACCGTCGAGGCCGTGCAGACGCCTGACGAAGGCGAGGCCATCTACAAGGCCGGTATCAAGAAAATTCAGGGCGTGATGAAGCGAGCCGGTGGCTCAATGCTGGAGTTTCCGTCCGCATGATTGAGCATACCGTCGCCCAACGCAGCCCTGAGTGGTTTGCGCTCAGATGTGGGCGGGTGTCTGGGTCACAAGCCCAGCACCTGCTCACGGCCCTGAAGAGCAAGACCGAGTCTGCCGGTCGTCGCGACCTCCGTATGCTGTTGGCGCAGGAGCGTCTCAGCGGTCTGCCTGACGATGGGCCGACCTTCGTCAACGCCGACATGCAGCGTGGCATCGACATGGAACCCGAGGCCCTCGTGGCGCTGGAGATGACCGGCGTCCTGCCGGGAGCCATTCGACCGGTGGGCTACCTGACGCATGACACGCTGCCGGCGGGCTACAGCCCGGACGGTGTGGCGGGACCGGGCTTCGACACGCTGGTGGAAGTGAAATGCCCCCGGATGGCCACCCATCTCGCGATGTTCGACGCCGCCGGCACGGTACCAGACCGGTATGTCGGGCAATTGACTCATGCGCTCTGGCTGACCGGTGCCGCGTCCATTCACTTCGCCAGCTACTGCCCGTCGTTTACACGCGCCCCGTTGTTTCACGTCGAGGTCACACGGGCGATGGTAGACCTTGACGCCTACGACGCCCTGCTCCGCACGTTTCTTGACGAGGTCGATACCCTCGTCGCTCGACTCGATGCTCAGTTTCCAGTGAAGAAGGATGTGACCCGTGGCGTATGAGAAGAATCCCGATGAACTTGGCGTCCTCTGGCAAAAGCAGAGCAGCGCAGGCAACACCTTCCTGAGCGGCAAGGTGACGTGCGCCTCTTGCGGTCATGAACAGCCGGTGGTGGTCTTCGGGGCCAAGCAGCCGAAGAAGAACGACAAGGCTCCCGATTGGACGGTCATGAAGAGCAAGCCCCGCGAGGACATGCCCGCTCCGCAGCCGCGTGTGCTGCCTGTGCAGAACGCGATGCTGACGGACGATGACATCCCCTTCTAGGCACGAGGCCTACGTCGCGCTCCTGTCGCAGCCTGATTCGCTCGGGCTGCGACGGGGGGCACGTCTCACGCAACCCGGCGCTCCTGACCGTCATGCCCGCATTGGGCAGCACGTTAGGGACGCCTACCTTGCTCTCCGAGGGCTAGAGTATGACGACCGACACATTCCAGACATGGTGGACCGCCTACCCGCGCAAGATCGCGAAGCTCACGGCCAAAGCCGCCTACGCGAAAGCCTTACGATTGACGGACGCCGAGACGCTCCTCGCCGCCGTGGCGGTCTACATCCAGCACAAGCCTGAGACGCAGGACTACTGCCATCCGGCGACGTGGCTCAACGGGGGCCGCTGGGAAGACGAGTACACCACCGCTGTGACGACGCCACTCGCCTCGGCTCGCGGTATTCTCTACGACTGTCCGCATACGACGCCCTGCGCCTCCTCGTGGGCCTGTGGCACTCGTCAACTGTCGGAAAGGGTCGCGTAACACATGATGGAATTAGATTGCCGCACGCCGGTCGGGGAAGTGTGGGTCGCACGTCAATCTGCGTTAACGCGCATCATTGCGCTGGCGTTGGGCACCGACGCGGTCGAGACGCCGTTGCGGTCAGCCGCCAGTCTCGACGCCCTGTTCTCCCGTGCCGGCGTGCTCGCGGCGGTGGCTGAAATCAAATGCCGAGACATGAGCTATGACGAACTGCTCCGGTACGGCAGCTATCTCATCACGGACGACAAGATCCAGCGTGGCCGACGCATCGCCGCAGAATTGGCGGTCCCGTTCTTTCTGTTCGTCGGGCTGCGGACAGACCAGCGCATCGTCTACTGGCAACTGGCCGATGCGGACGGGGTGATGACGACCGCGACCACTGTCACCGTCACCGACACGAAACGGACGTGCAATGACGCCACGCCTATTGCCCGCGCCAACGCCTACCTCGCGCTCGACACGATGCGCGAGTTGCAGTTTAAGACACCACGATGCTGAACACCGTCGTCGGCTCGCTCGTCACGCATCGCTACATCTGGGTCGACACCACGTTTACCCATGCCGTCACGCAGACGCCACGCTATCAGCCAGCGGTCTGGTTTGGGCTGGTCAGTCTGCCCGGTCGCATGTGGGGCTGCACGGTGCTGCTGGAGAGTGGGGCGGTCTACCGGGCGCTGCCGCCGATGGCTATCGCGTTTCTACCGATATCCGACAATGATGGCGACGACGACGATACGTATGAAGAGGCCGCGCAGACGTGGGACTGCTATAGCACCGACTTCGCCGTCATTGAGTACCCGTATCTGGCAGGGCTACGCTGTCTGGCGAAGACCGATACTATTGTTCGACCGGGGCGGCATCTATTCGCCGTCGCTCCAGTGGGCGACGGGTTCTCGGCCCAGCCGGAACAAGCCAAGGAGTTCCACTTCATCCACTTGGACGGTGGCCGTCTCACCATCCAACCGACGAATCGAGTGGTCTATCAAGACGCCAGCTTTACAATTGCGCCAGCGTCGTTTCCGGTGGGCATGACGTCACAGACGGACATCTACCGCTGTGAGTAAAAGCTCCATCGCTGACTCTCCCCGTCAGACTCGGCTGATTTGTCCGCAGTGCCGCAAGCAATCCACACGCAAGTGGAACCCTGACCGTGCGCCCTACGGCTTCGGCTGGTGTCGGCGCTGTGCGCCACAAGTGCTGGTCGTCCGCTACGAAGCGCCGTGTCACGCACGGAAGCGGGCCTTGATACAGAAACAGGTGCAGATGTAATGTTCAGAAAAGGTGGGGCTGGCAAACGACGGGATGCGGTGGAACCGGCCATCATCGCGGCCCTGCGGGCGCAGGGCATCGTCGTCTGGCAAATCAGCGGCAGGGGGCTTCCAGACCTCTTGTGCTACACGGGGGCACGGTGGGTGCCCCTTGAGGTCAAGACGGGCGTAAAGGGGCGTCTGAGCGTCGTACAGGCCCACCAGCAAGCCCCGTGGGACATTGTGCGGTCGGTGGAGGAAGCCGTCCACGCGGTGTTGCGGTCGTAGTCTGACGGAGTCGAGGCCTCTCAGCATGGCAGTCGTACCACCCGGCGTGGGCAGACGCCGGACATCGGCTCCGTCAGATCGGTCTAGGATACTACGGGGTGGGTGCGCCCACGGGAATCTTCCCACAATAGCTCGGGTCGCCCTGACCCGCTGACATCGAGAACGCCGTGGCCGGGGCCACTGGACCGCCGGCCAAATTCTCCCCCGCCGGACACCGACAATCCGCCAGCCGTACGCCGTTGATGCTCGCCGTCTCGGTGCACGAGAAGCTGAAACAGTTGGCGAACGTCGCCCCAAGGTTCAAACTGGCTCCGCACTGCTGCGGCGTCACCTTCGTCTTCGCTGGCGAACGGGACCAGTCATTCATCTGCTGAGGGAGATGCTCGGCTACCGCAAAGAAAGACCACACCTGTTTCTTGCCAGGCGGCGTACAACTGCCCTTCATGTTGCCGCCCTGCACGTCCGCAATGGCCGGACCGGTCTTGATGGGACAGGTGCAGGACATCTCGGGATACTGCGCCGTGCCCCCGCCCTGCACGTTGACCGTAATCATCTTCGGACTGCCGTCCTTGTTGAGGACGGGCGTACAGGTTGAGGACGCACAGAGCGCATACTGCCCGGTGCAGACTTGCACACCCGGAGGCAGACCCTGCATCATCGCCAGCCCGACCCACGTCGAGGCCAGCACCAGCACGATCAACATCCACGCGGCGCGGTGCATTGTTCGCATAGTTACCGGCCCGGCAGGTAGACGCCCTGCTTCGTGACGACGCGGAGCAAAATGTTGGCGACGGCCAGCACTTCCGGCGCGTGGGGAATCGCAATGCCCGCCTGTCCACTCCCAATCACAGCCACGATACCCAGCACGTTGGCCCAGAACGTCTTACTGCCGAAGAGACTCTTTTTGCTCATACTGCTCCTTATGCGTGAATGAGAACGATGCACGTCCCACGCTGATAAGCGCGGATGACATCGCTGGTTTCGAGGTCGGTGCGATGGATGTACCCGTAGATGCGCTGCGACAGGTCACTGCTCTTTGCGCCAGCCACCCACGCTTGTCCGCACGTCCGGTCATTGCCGGTCATGACGGTCGAGTCTTTCCCCGCATTGCTGTGGAAACAACTGCCCGCTGAGAGGAGCGCGGCGCCAGCGGCGGCATCGTAGTGATGCTGGGTGTTGGGGTCAGAGTCCGGGCGCGTGTTCTCGTTCGCAAAGTTGGGTTTGCCGTACGCATCGCCCATCTCCATCCCATTGTGAGCGCACCGTCGCTGCCACTCGTCCGTGTCGTTGCTGTGATACCTGGTGGAGTCAATGACCGGCTCACAGGCCCAGCTATCTGCGCCCATGCTGGCTCGGCACAGGTCAAAGATGGCCCCATCAGGACGCCAGAGGTTCAGGTTCGGGTCGAAGGCATTGTCGTGCTGGTCGTACTCGTTCGCGCCCTCGATGAAGCAGAACCGTGCGCCAACCGCTTGCACCGTCTGGTCGTAGTGCGCTTGCTGTTCAGCCAACGACGGCATCAGCGTCTCGGTCTGCGTGAACACCGTCAGTTCGACGTACAGCCCGTAGCTGTCGCACAGGTCAAGGAACGGCCCCAGTGACGTGTAGAACGCCGGGAAGTCCTTCGGCTGAATGTTGCAGACACTGGTGTTCAGCAGCCAGACACGCAGCGTGTTGAACCCGAGGTCGCGCCGGTCGCTCAGCACGGCATGGATGTCTTCGCCGCGCAGATACCGCTCGTAGACTTGGAAGTCGCTGCACTGAATGATGGTGAACGGCTGACCGTCGCGGTAATAGAACTGGCCGGTCGTCGTCAGGCGTGACTGCGGCACCCAGACCGGCGGCAATGCCACGTCCACGTCCGCGGCCAAGACGATGCGCTGGTCATTGATGACCGTCGTCGCCACCGACAGGGTCGCCGCCCAGCCCCACTGCGTCGCGGCTGGCAAGTCAAAACGCAGACGCCCGTCCTCCAGCACACCAGCCACAGACGGCCACGTCGGATCATCCAAGGTCACCATGCCGCCGACAACCGGCGCAAAGCCGCCTTCTGCGGCCCACACGGACACACGCATGACCGGCGGGGCAGACTGTGGGGGGACGGGAACGGGCGGCGGGGACGGTCTGCGGTGGTTGAGGACGGCCAGCAGACGACTAAACCAAGACATGTGGCTCCTTCGGTGTGGGGTTCACGATGGTCATCCAACACGGCTGACCCTTCGACAGCGCCTGCGCCAGTGCGCCTTGCACCTTCGCCAACGCCAAGCGACTGGAGAGGATCGTATGATCCGTGTGGGACAGGCCGACCAGAATACACCCAGACGTGTCTGCCGTGGTATTCCCGGCGTGGATACGAACGCCCGTCCAGCCCTGTCCCACGTCCAGCCACGGCAGCATGACGCCAAATCGCTGCGACTTCGTGATGGTCACCGCGTAGCTCCCTACTGGGATAGCTGTCTCATGCAAAATCTTGACACCCGGTGGGCGCACCGTGTCTTCCAACGTGCAACAGACCGGCACCCCATCGATAGACAGGGTGCCATGCGTCTCGTCCGGCGTCAGTGTCGTCCGCGTCAGCAACAGTTCCATTAACGATGCGTCATCCAATACAAGGCCGCAGCACAGACCGCCGACAGCGTCGAGAGCGAGATGGTCGTAGCGCGACTACTGCGGTCGGCCAGCACCGCTATCTCTTTTTCTGAAGCGCGTGTCCTGCCGTTCAGGACGTCGAGCCGGTCCACGATGCTGGCAATCGCCGCCATCACGGCGGTGTGGCGTTCATCCAAGAGGCGCTGATGGTCATCCACGGGCTTCGAGCGCCTCGACCTTCGCCATCAACGCTTGCACACACCCGTACAGCGCGGCAATCATCTGTCCGCTGTTGAGGTCGAGACAGTCGTCAATCACCTCGTCCTGCACTGTGCCATCAGCTTGCGGCGTATGGATCGTGAACGGCTTCACCGACACGGCTTTCTCAAACACCGCTTGCACGTCTTGAGCAATCCAGCCGAGGCTGTGCTTGTCCTGAATCTGCTCGTCGGTATAGACACCGGGCCGGAAGCCAAAGTGCTTGAGCGGCACAGATTTGACAATCTGATAGCACCTGTCGAGGTCGGCAGGGACAATGTCGGTCTTGATACGCTCGTCGGACACGACTGTCCAGACGCCACCGACGCCGGGCTTACCAGCCGAGTCGGTGTTTACTTGAAGAAGGTAGCTTGCACTCGCCATCCCGATGCCGAGGTAGCCGCTGGAGTTGATGCTGACTTTTCGTTGCGCGTTGAAATCCGATCCCGACCCGACGCAAAACGCAAGCCCCGTGGTGCCAGCAATAGACATCTGTGGCGCACCAGCAGCTTTGTTCATCATGCCAATCGTCAGCGACGTTGGCCCAATACCACTTCCGGTGCTGCTGTCCGTAAACCGCACAAGTTGCCCGGCGTCTCCGCCACCTCCGTCTTTTGACGTTTCAAGTTGTACAGTTGGACTCGCCGTCCCAATGCCGACGTATCCGCCAGCCGCATTAATTGCTAACGATGAGCCGGTAGAATTGTCCAGAGATTGTATCGACCCTTTATACGAGCCGTCGGTGAAATAGCCCATCTGAAGGCGATACGCAGGATTGTTTGACGATTCTCCAATACTGATTTGTTTTGCCGTGAGGCTAGTGGTAGGGTTCGTCGCACAGAAAAAACGTGAGGTGTCGGCCTTTACCTCCAGCACGTTTGTTGGACTCGTCGTATTGATGCCGACGTTGCCTCCAGATGTGATACGCATTCGTTCAGTCAGCGCCACATCCCCAGTGGCATTGCGTGTGCTGAACGCCAGCTCGCCTGTCGTTTGCCCGGAGACGTTATTCAACAACCCTTTCATCGCAGCAAATGGGGTGGTGGCGTTCGCACCCAGCAACACACCACCACCGTTGCCAGAGGAACTTAGGTCATCTCGTAAATACAGCAGACTCCCTTTTGCCCCAGCGTCAGTCAATGCCGCCGTGGCTTGCCCAGACCCATTGACCTGTGTTTGATACGTCGGACTCGTCGTCCCAATGCCGACGTTGCCGCTTGAATCAATACGCAGACGCTCACTCCCAGCCGTGCTGGCCGCAACCGTATCCGCCGCCGGGAAAAATACGCCGGTGTCAGACGTGCCTGTGACAGACACCACGGCGGGCGCTGCCGCACTGCCCGCCGCGACCGTGGTGACGCCGGTCACGCCAAGTGTGCCACCAACCGTCTCGTTGTTCGGCACAACCACTACCGACGGCAATGGAATTGACGGGCTGTTAAACGCCGCCATTAGTAGTCTCCACCAACCGCCGACACTTGCAGCGGCGCAGCCACGCTGGTGCCGATCGTGGCATAGACACGATAGGTCGCGGGCAGTGAGATGTTCATCGTGATGGAGTTGTCCGTTTGCGCCGCCACTTCCGTCAGCGTCGTTGACGCAATGGTCGCTTCGGTATACAGCGAGTTGTTCGTGGCTGTCGCTGCCGTCGCGCCGTTGT